TGGCTAATGCTCCATATGAAGATTATTCAGGAGTTGAAAACTGGGACAACGTTGCAAAAGCCTGTTGGGTTGGATATGAACAACAGGGAATGAAAGACAAAGATGGACGAATGGTTCCTAATTGTGTTCCAGTTGGTAAAACATACAACATGGATGATGAAATAGAAAAGGCAAAGTCTGTATCTGTTGGAGATCATGTTACTTTTGCAGTTCCAAAACCACCAGACAAAACAGAATCTGCACATGGTGTTGTAGAAAGAGTTGAAAGATCTGGCACAGTAAAACTTCCTGGAACCAATGAAAGTGTTGAAGCATCTTCAGATAATCCAGTAGCAGTTGTTAGAGTTTATGCAACAAATGAAAGTGGTACAAGAACAAGAACCGATAGACGTGTTGTCAAACCTTTTAGTTCTTTAAGAGTATCTTCTGAGCCAATTGATAATGAAAAAATGTATGACAGAGATGAAGAGATGGAAAAAGTTTCTTCAGCAAGACTACAAGAATTAGCAGATGAGTATAATAAGAATAAAGAAGGCGATAAAAGAATTACCGTAGGAGCACTAAGACAGGTATATAACCGTGGTATTGGAGCATATAGAACAAATCCTTCATCAGTGCGTGGAACTGTTTCTAGTGCAGAACAATGGGCTATGGGAAGAGTCAATGCGTTTATGGCTGGCTTACGAGGAAGATTTCCTAGAAAACCTTTTGACTTAGATTTATTTCCAAAGGGTCATCCAAGATCTACAAAGAAGTCTGTTTTTGAAGGATTTGGACAAGAAATTAATGGTCCAGCAACGCTAACGGAGGTGTTTAAAATGGAAAAGAGAGAGTTCTCTGAGGAAAGTCGTGAAAGAATGGCAGGTGCTGGAACAGCAATGCCTGATGGATCGTTTCCAATTGGTAATCGTGCAGACCTAATGAATGCAATTAGATCAGTTGGTCGTGCAAAAGATTATAACAAGGCTAAGATGCACATCATTAATCGTGCTCGTGCACTTAACGCAACAGATATGTTGCCTGAAGATTGGCGCAACAACGCAACAAAAGGCATGGGGCAGTGGAGTGGATCAATCTTTGATCTTAATCCATTTGTAAAATAATGCCAAAGAGAAAAGCACAGTCTTTTAATTCAACACAAATTAAAGATGGAATGATTGTTCGTATGAATAAAAACGGTACAATCAAATCTATTCTTGGTCCATATCAAGTAAAGCACTCAAAGAAGGATAAATAATGGCAGAGACATACACACCCAATGCTGGAATGAAAGCCGCAGCAAGACGTGCTTTGAAGTGGAAAGAAGATGGAAAGGCAACTGGCGCAGGTACTCCAGTAGGTTGGGGTAGAGCAACAGATATTGTCAATGGTTCACCAATGTCTCTTGATACTGTTAAGAGAATGTTTTCTTTCTTCTCTCGTCATGAAGTAGATAAAAAAGGTAAAGGTTTTTACGATGGTCCAGAGTTTCCTTCTAATGGAAGAATTATGTGGGAAGCATGGGGCGGAGATGCAGGATTTGCATGGAGCCGTGCTATTGTTGAAAGAGAAAGAGATAAGGCAGACAAAGCGTGGGTAGGTAGCCCATTTAGTTTTAGAAAGGGGTAGGCAGTGGAAGACATGAACATTGAAGAAGTTAAACAATTAGTTAACTTCTATAGACAAAAGGCATCAGATCTGGAATTTCAGTTGCTACAATCACAACTTAAGTTAAATAGAGTTATGATTCAGCAAACAGAACCAGTTCCTGCTACAAAAATAACAAAAACAAAACCTGAATAATAGGTAAAAATGGAATACTTTTTAGCCATTGGCTTGACATTGTTGGCTGCTTGGTCTATAATTAGATTAAACGGGTATAAAGTTTCAAAAACTTTAACGGGTATCAAGTATAGACAAAGTGATATTCATGAAAGCATTAGAGCCTTTATTCCTAAAAAAATAAACAATAAAGAAAAGATTGAGTCTCAGTCAGCAAAACATGCTGCTAATACTATGATCAAAATTATTGTTATAGAGGATAAAGCGTATTGGGTAAAAGACAATATTTTTTATTTTGCTGATGCATTGGGTGGCGACATTGTTGCTCCTACTGCACAACCAGTAGACATATCAACTATGTCTAAACAAGACATGGACAAAATGTTGTTTATATTAGATAATTTAAGAAAAGGAATACATAATGATAGTAGTAGTACAGGGAACGAATGACTTTGATGATTACAACATCTTTATTCGTGCTATGGGTGTTGCTCTATCTAGCATGAAGGATGATGATCAAGAGTTTGCAATTTATTCAGTAGGTCCTACAAGAATAAACTCTATGGTCTCAGAGTTTTCAAATCTATCTGAACGTGGTATGAAAGCCAGAGGAAGAAAGATTAAATACTATAAAGTTCCTGGTCAATGGGTTGAAGAGAACATGTCTTATGTAAATTATTTTGCATTTTTGTGTAATCCAAAGCAAACACCTTCTAAGTTGGTTGCTAAGGCTGAATTAGAAAACATTGAAGTTGGAATTTTTAGATACTAAGGGGGAAGTATGATAGTAACAAGTTTAGAAAAAATGGAGAAGATTGTAAAAGTAAATAACAATCTTTCTTGGGTTGGTTGGGATGTAGTAGATCTAAAGAGATCTGATTCTGCACGTACCGCCGTTAACGGTGTGAGAGTAAAGGGTCTTTGGTACCTACAAAGAGTTTATAAGGTCACTCGTAACGGATGGGATATTCCAAACAGATATAGAGGTTAAGCATGAAACAACATCTATGGAAAGATGATGCAGAATGCTTAGGTTCTGATACAAACATGTTCTTTGATGACTACGAAGAAAAGCCTGAAGGTAGAGCCTTTGTTGATTCTATATGCAGGACTTGCCCAGTAGCAAAAAGATGTTTTGCAGTAGGAGTATCTGGCAAAGAGTGGGGAGTTTGGGGCGGTATCTATCTAGAAGGTGGAGAAATCTCAAGAGAATTTAATAATCATAGATCAAAGCAAGAATGGTCCTTGACTTGGCAATCATTAACAATGGAGCAATAATATGTGGTCATGGGTATTAGCGGTAATAGGAGTAACAGGCATTTTTTTTGTTGGTCGTAAGACCATTTGGGGATGGTTTGTACTACTATTTAATGAAGTCCTATGGATAGCATATGCATTGATAACTGATCAATATGGATTTATATTTTCTGCATTAGCATATGCAGCGGTATACATTAAATCATATCTCCATTGGAAAAGAGAAGAATAGTGTATACAGATGCAATGCGTAGGGCCTTTCATTCAGTTATACCACCAAAAGGATTTGGTGTAAACATAATTGACAATGAACATTTTTTAACTATCATGAAAATCATTTTGCTGGATTGGTCCATGATGAAAAGATTCAAGCATTGCAGTATGTTGTAAAACTTAAGAATGCTCTTGAAATGGAAGGCGCTATTGTTTTAGTTACTAGGGAAGTAGTAAAGAAGTGACAATCTTTGTATCTATTGCTAGTTATAGAGATCCTGAATTGGAAAGAACAATTCATTCTGCTATAGATAATGCTGCCAAACCAGAAGAACTATACTTTGGTGTTTTCCTGCAAGAGTTTGATAAGTATGAGCCAGACTTATCATGGGTTCCTAATCTTACTTTAGGAAAGATACATCCAAAGATGGCAAGGGGTGCTGGCTATGCTAGGGCACAGATTATGCCAATGTATTCTGGACAAGATTATTTCTTACAGATTGATTCACATACAATATTTGAAAAAGGTTGGGACTTGTTGTGTATTGAACAACATAAAAAAGCACAACAGATATCAAACAATAATAAAATTATTTTGTCACATTTTCCTCCACCATTTTATGTTGAACCAAATAAAGAGATAAGCATAATCAAAAAGTCTAAGCAGCAGTTGCCATATCCTACAAAACAAAAGCCTATGCTTACAAAGCGTGGGGACTGGACTGCTGAAAGAGTTGAGTTATCTAATAAGAATATGCCAGAAGAATCAACCACAATTCTTGCAGGATTTATTTTTACTACTGGAGATATAGTAAAAGATATTCCATATGATCCAGAGATTAGTTTCTTTGGTGAAGAGTTGTGCTTTGCAATAAGAGCCTGGACTAGGGGATGGGATATATACTCCCCTTGTGTTAAGATTGTTTATCATTTTTATACCCGTGAGGGATACAGCAAGATATGGAAAGATAGAAATCTAAGAGAGATTTCCTGGAAAGAATTAGAAGTATTATCTAAAGAAAAACAAAAGCGTATTTTTTGTGGTATTGAAAGCGGTATCTATGGAGTAGGATCAGAAAGAAGCATAGATCAATACGAAAAAATAACAGGAATAGACTTTAAAAAAATGTATAATGCCAGTAGTGATACAATAGTATTGAGAGAAAAGGAATAGTATGAGAATTGCTATTATAGTAACCAGCCTATTTGCCATGTCTTTTGCTATTGCATATTATGCCGTTCTTAAAAGACTAGAAGTGGTTAGCAAGGCTTTTGCACAAATGGTTATGCTAAATGCTACAATGCGTGAGGCATTTGAGGCAAGCCTTCAATCACCAGTAAGCAAAGAAGATCAGGACATACACAAAGAAAACTTCATTAAGTTTCTTTCTGATTCTCGTGACTGGGCATTTGAATATATCGAAGATGTTCAAAAACAACTAGAAACTTTTGTTAGAGATATTGAACCAGAGATAATGTACTTTGATGAGTATGGAGTTGTTGGAGATGCATACCCACACTATCACTCTATGAAAAAGATTTCTTCTGCATACAAAGATTTAAAAAAGTTACTTCCAGAGGAAGTCGATGATAGACGCTAGAGGAATTCCAACTTGTGAGTGTCCAAGTTGTGGCGGTACTTTGTTTAGAGCATTAGTCTCTTTTGATCCAAATACATACATGGTTGGTATGTATCATTTAGATATGCAATGTAATGAATGTGGTGCTTTTTGTACAGCACCAACACCAGTAGATCATCCTGAGAATCCAAGCCAAGACCATGGGATGAAAGAATAATGTATCCTAAAATAAAAAAGTTTGAAGATAGCATTAGATATGACTATGCGGTATGTGAGATAGAAGATTGCATTGAAGAAGCAAAGATACTTTCAATGACAGAAACAAGATACGTAGACTTCTGTGAAAATCATCATAGAAAATATATAGTGGGAGAAAAATGAAAGACATTGTACTATCAATACTAACAGGTTTTGGATGCGGTTTAGTTTTTGCTGCATTCAAATTGCCAGTTCCAGCACCACCTGTTTTTGCAGGGGTAGCAGGCATTATAGGCCTATGGGCTGGCTACGCTATACTAATCAAGGTTATATCCTAGGAGGAATAATGAACGAAGCAATGAAGAATATGTTAGCATCATACGGACGATCAGTTCTTGGTGCAGCAACGGCAATGTATGCATCTGGAGTAACAGATCCAGAGACACTTGCTTACTCACTACTTGGAGCCATCGTGCCCGTTGTATTGAGAGCAGTCAATCCTAATGACAAGGCATTTGGACGTATGCCTGCTGAAGCAGATGTTGCAGCAGCACTAAAGGGTGCAAAGGTAGTTAAGAAGAAGGCTGCAAAGAAGTAAGTTTATCTTACATAGGAAGGCGGGTCTTCGGACCCGCTTTTTTATTTCTCTAAAATGTCTAGATACTTTTGTTTTAAGTTTTTAGCAGAAAAGTTTGTTGTTGCAATATCAAAGGCTTTTTGCTTTTCAATATTTGTATTTTTTTCTTTCATATAGTTATCAACAATGTGTGCAAGGTTTTCTGCATCAGCAGCGTAAACATCAAGAGTTGTTCTTGTTCTTAATGTAGTAATCTTATTAGACTTGGCCAACCACTCTTTTGGAAGCACCCTGTTGTTTGGTGATATGTCCGTCATAAATACTGGAAGACCACTCATCAAAGCCTCATTCATAGGCAAACAAAGACCAGCATATCTTCTGGGAAGCACCATTGCATCAAATCCATCATACATGCTTTCTCTATTTTCTGCATCATTTGTATCTACTATTAGTCTTGGATTTTTGCATTTTAGATCAAGAGGTGTTTGTGTTTTAATGACAACCTCATAGTCTCCTTTTGAATGCTTAAGCATTTCAACAACAGACTTAGTTCCATTTCTATCTTCAGATGCAGCCTTACCACCAATGTGTAATATCCTGTTGTGATGTTTAGAAGTATTGTTTTTCCTTACAGCATTAAACAATGTGTGATCTGTTGGTGGAGGCAGATAAATAACACTTGTTTTATTTCCAAACAGTCCTTCTACATGCTCAAAGTTCCAAAGACTTGGTGAAAGAAAAACATCTGGCAGCGCAAGGTCTGGCTGCTGAAGATGTTCTAAAAATTCATAGTTATATTGCAATACTGTTTTTACTTTTTTTCTTCTTGCCAAAGGGATGAACTCTTTATTATAAAATGTTTCACAGGTTAACACAACATCTAATCCTTTTAAGAAGATATCTATCTCAAAGGCTTTAGGAAAACCACGAACATGTTGACAGTCATATCCCTCATACCATTCTGGATGCTGCTTATTTCTGTTAAAAGAAGTAGAATTAATAAGCATAACCTTTGATGGATTAAGCATGTTGACAAGTTCTCTTGTTTGATTACCAAGCCCAGTATTATCTGATCTTGCAATAATTCCTAATCTCATTCTTTATATCCCCAAGCATCATCATCTGTCGTAAATTTTCTACCACCTTCACGTCCATCTAAATGATAGGAACGTTTAATGTCACCTTCTGGATGATATATCCAAAGTTTATGTTTAATCCAACCATCGTCCTGAACAACTCCATGAAACTTATCCTCAATAAAAGTTTTTTCATCTGAAACCCGCAACACTTCTTCACGATAATAATCAACACGAGATAGGTGTGGTCTTTGACTCCACTGAATTGTTTTTAAAAAGTTACCTCTTTGCTTAAGCATTAGGTGTCTATGGTCTGGGGGAATTGATGCTTCAAAGTGAAACCTAATTGTATTTGCTTTACCAAACTCCAACATATCTAAGCATTCATCCCAATGAATATGTCTGTCACCCGTAATAGGAGCATCTCCTTCAACATAAAGCATTATAGGTGTTTTAATTAAGTCTATTGTTTTTTTCATCATTGTTGTTTGGTGGCTGTGCTCATCAAATATTATTGGTAGAACATTTTTCCATTCATGCAAACATTTCCATAAAACACGACTTTTAAATTCATCATAGTCTGTTTTTCTATTAAGTCTTTCTTCACGCAGACCATCAACCTGCAAGATTATTTCGCTTTCTGGAAGTTGTATTCTTATTTGTCTAATTGTTTCATCAAGTATTCCTGTATTAGGATGGCTTGGTAAAACAGAAGTTACCACAATAACTGTTATATCATTCTTATCCATTTACCTGCTCCATAATCTTTATTCCTAGATCTCTTTTATATTTAATCCACCAAGCAACCATCCTGTGCATATTTTGTGGATAATTTTCTAACAACTGAGGTACTAAAGTATTTAATTCTGACCAATCAGAAACATATGATGTTGGTGGCTCATATCCAAAAACATCCTTGTAAAACTCTAGATATATACCCTTTGAGTTTATCATATCTCCAACTGGTAAGCAAAGCATTTCAATTGCCTCAAAGAATCTAAAGGTATCTACCGTTGCAGCACCAGCAGGGGCAGGAGCGATCTTAGCGCTGGCTAGGGCCTTGTAGTAGTCTTTAGGCTCTCCGCCCTGTGCAAAGCCTGCTGTAAGGGTAAAAAGGGCATTTGGCAGGGTAGGTAGAACCTTTGCTACCTGTTGTCTTCTTTGATGAGTTATTTGTCCACTAAAATATACATCATAATCTTTTAAAGGATAGTCTGGAACTAAGTTTTTTAAATGTTGGGGTACACCAATAGGTAGTTTGTTTAATTTATGATGTTTAGCATATGGATACTGAACCCATATTTCAGCATTAGGGTGTTTAATTTTAGTTATATCAAATCTACCCTCTTCATCACCATTAATAAATAAAACAAGCCTTGATATATTTTGTATTTCTTTATTAATATATTCTTCATGCTTGATGTTTTGTGGTCCAGGAACAACAACAATGGCTCTATCTTCTTGTGGCAAAGAAGTCACCTTGATCTGCTCTATGTTATATTTAGTAAATATTTCTTTTAACAATCCATAGTCCCACTTGTCAGCAGCACAATCGTTTTCGCTAAAAGATAAAAGATATGCTTTAATCATTTTATAACTTTCCACAAGTTTTCTTCAACTAATAGTTTTTCTATAAGGTTTTCATCTATCTGTGAATCATATTCTTTTATTGCGTTTAGTTTTTCTTTTGTAAATTTTGTTGAAATTTTTTCTAGGCTATATTTTGATTTAAACTTATTTAATCTTTCTTCATAAAGTTGTGGGTATAGAACTCTATAAGGAAGTTCTGAATAAAAAAAATATTCTTTTACAAAATTATCCATAACACTAAATATAGTATCTGATAATAAGATATGGTCTGGATGATGGATTCCTAGTGGGATATAAATATGATCAAAATCTTTAATGATACTTATAACCCAATTAGTCAATACATTCTTGTCTTGCTTACCATAAACATCATCTAGCAAATCATTGTTAATTACTTTTGCATTAACAACTGCACAGGCCTTGTCATGTTCTTGCCTTAATAGTGTATGCTTCTTGTATCCAACATCGTCTGTAGGCACACCAGAAAATGCAGAGGCTATAGTAATTCTTTCGTTATCAAGAATATAATCACCTAAAGAAAATATAGCATCATCTGTATGTGGACTAAAAATTAAATTACTCATAAAATAAATGAACCTCGTGTTGGTAGTCAAGAAGTGTTTCTTTATATCCAAGTTCTTTGATCCAATGTCTTACCTCAGATAGATACTCGCCAAACTGATGAAACATAAATTCTGGGTGTCCAGATAACCAAATCTTTGGCTTATACTCTTTAAGTACGCCTTCTGCTCCTTTAAGAACTTTCCACTCACTACCCTCTACGTCAATAGATATTGCAGTTGGTGCCTCCAGTTTATGTTCATACACAAGGCTATCTATTGTTATCTGACCATAACTATCTCCTTCAAGGTACAACTCTTTAAATCCATGTGCCTTGTTTAGATTTTCATCTGATACTGGTGGAAAACCATTATGATATATTTCTGTTTTATTATTGTTTATGTTAGATGCAAATGCTGCTACTGTTGCTATAGGTGGTTCAAGTTTATTTGCGGACCAAAGTATTGGATAGTGTGACCATACTTGCGGGTTTGGCTCAAACAAAACTACTCTTGCCCCCCACAACTGGCATAAAGCAGGGAACTCCCCCTCTTCTGCTCCTACATAATAAACAACATCATCTTTGCCAATATTATCAGACATAGACTTGGTTCGGATCTTCTCCCAACCTTCTGGCTCATACCATTCTGGTCTATCTGCACGATGTTGTGGCAGAACTATCTTAAACTCTCCATTAATAACTACTTCAACCATCTCTGTCATTGGTTATCCATATAAAAATTAACTATTTCTTTCATGCTATCTTTCATATTACGTTGTGGCTTCCATCCAGTTTTTTCTTGCAAAAGAGAGGAGTTCATGAATTGTTTTTTAATTTCAAATCCATCGCTTTCAATAATTTCATGTCTAACATTTTGTCCAATTGAATCTTGTATAATGTTAAATACTTCTAAAGTAGAATATCTTTCTCCAGAAGAAATGTTAAATGAAGGTATGTTGTTAATGTGTTCTCCATAAGACAAGATTTTATCGTATGCTAAAACAACATCCTCAACATTAATGTATTCTCTAATGTCTCTGCCACCATTTCTGATAGTAAACAATGTGCCATCTTTGTAAGCCTTTACAACTCCAGGAACTAGTCTTTGTATGTTGTTATCTCCAGGCCCATAAATATTACAAGCACGGGTAGTTACTACAGGCATATCATATGTGTTTCTGTATGAGTTACAGATGATATCGGTAATAGATTTAGATGCATCATATGGATATATACCATTAAGAATATGATCCTCAAAGTACTCATCCTTAGTTAGTTCACCGTAGGCTTTATCACTAGAGGCAACTATGGTTGATTTGCATTCTTTATATTCTCTCAAGGATTCAAGAACATTTAAAGTTCCCACCAAGTTGGTGTAAAAAGTATTATATGGGTATTTGATTGAGTCATATGCTTGAGTTTGTGCTGCAAGATGAATGAAGTAGTCTGGTCTTGACTTTTCTATAAAGAAATCAATATCTGTTTTGTTGTTGATACTTCCATATACTTTGTTAACCTTGTCTGATAACTGCGTTCTACTGTGCTCATCTTTTAATAAAACAAAAACGTCCCATCCAAGAGACAAATAATAGTTTGACAGGTGTGATCCTAGTAGTCCAGTTGCTCCAGTAATTGCTATGCTTTTCATTTTATAAACATCCTATTCTTCGTATCTAACTTTTTTAATAAAACTAACATGATTCTCATCATTTTCTTTTGGGCAGTACTTAAAATCTACATTTGGCAAATTAAATGGAGTTGCATAAAGTTCATCAAGAGTGAACCCACTCCCAGGATACCGACCCCATTTGTTATAAAAATACTCATGCAACAAATTATCATTTGACCTTATTCCACCCAGTTTAATACTATGACCCATAATAGTATCTGAAACATCAAATAAAATCTTTTCCCATTTAACATTAGGCATTGCTTTTTCAATTCTAATACTATAATCTATATCATCATATCCATATGGTGTAAAGTTTTCATCCCAACCGCCAACAGTATCAATAACATCTTTTCTAAAAGCCATTAAATGCCAACCATAAAGTTGGTAGCCTTCTACAATTTGAGCGTCAGTTTTTTCTAAATGTTCAATAATATCCAATCCACCCTTATCACCAAACCTTATTGCTGCACTCATAATGATAAGCCAATCAGCATTATCTTCGTAAAGTTTTTTGATGCCAAGGTTATGACTAGCCATTATGCCTATATTATTAACTGTATTATCAATCTCTAAAATATTTTCTAATTTGCAATTAGACATAAACTTATCACGAAACTCTTGCACACGAAATGGCAGACAGACTAAATATTTCATTAAAGCCCTAACTCATTCATTATTGCTGTCCATCTATTTAAATAAGTATGCTCTGTTTTTGTTCTTTCGTGTCCAGCCATACGAATCTTTTCACGCTCTTCATCATCTGCTAAATACTTATCTATTTTATTTGACAGATCTTCAAAGTTTCCATGTTCATAAAAAACAATTTCTTTACTATCTTCAAAGTATTCTTCAAGACCCTTGATGCGAGGGTAAATAGTAAATCCACCACGACCAGTGCTTTCAAACAGTCTGTCACTTGTATAGTATGGATAGTTAAAGCCAATATTCAAACTATCTCCAATTGCTATTTTAGTTTTTGCATACATCTTGTTTAATTCTTGACCACGAACAGTTCCAGTATCTCCATCTCCACCAACGTGAAGAAATCTTTTTCCATATGTTTTCTTTAAATATTCTATTAACTGTGGTCTGTATGGATATTCATGATGATATCTTTTGCTTCCAACAAAGATAATATCGTGCTCAAAAGATTCTTTATTGTAGTCTTCATGGATATAACATTCTTTATCATATACCCCCGCAGGAATAAAGTGTCCTTTTACCTCTGTGTTTTCATTAAACCAATCTGCCATTAATTTATCTACTGTAAAGAAATGTCCAATTGTTTTATAAAAGTTATCTTTGCTTAGATCTTGTTGTCTGTCTAGGCCAAACCATAGGTCAAGGTGATATGTCATTGTTGGAACACCAGCCTTCTTTAATCTGGCCAATACTGAATCCATTGTCATCTTTCCAGTAGTCTTCCAGCCATGAGTGTGTACCCAAATAAATAAGTCACTGTTTAATGCATGATGTAGGATAACTTCAGTTCGTGCTACACGCTCTTGCAGTTTTTCAACGGTATGCCCAAGAGACTCCAAAGACTTAGCATGATGATTCTCACTACTATACTCAACCTCAAAGTTACCCAAAAAGACTATCTTTGCCACTATTACCCCTTTGTTTTAATCTATTATATCACTGTGTCCCTGGCAGGATTCGAACCTGCAGCCTAATGGGTAGAAACCATTTGCGCTATCCGTTGCGCCACAGAGACTTGGTACACCAGGTAGGACTTGAACCTACGATAACCGAATTATGAGTTCGGGGCCTTAACCAACTTGGCTACTGGTGCTTAAATATTTAATTGCTCTTTCTAGTCTTTCAACACTGTCCTGAAATACACCGAGCCCACGGTTGCAATTATGGCATAGGTGTCCTCTAAAGTCATCGGTATCATGATTATGATCTACTACCCATATACTTGCATTACCCCCTGTTCCTTTTAATTCATCTTCATTTTTTAAACAAATGGGACAAACATAATCACTATTAGGATAACCAAACTCTTTTTTTAATTCTTCTCTACGCTTTGCTAATTTTTTTGCACAACTTTTACACTCAGGTCTTAGATATTTTCCACCAGAAGATGGTGAAAACTCTAGATCACTTAGTTCTGTTTTACACTTGCTACATGTTTTCATTGAGGAGATAGCGAGAATCGAACTCGCACATTAACCTTGGCAAGGTTACGCACTACCACTATGCAATATCTCCGTGCTGGTCTGGTAGGACTCGAACCTACGACTTGGAAATTAACAGTTTCCCACTCTGCCAACTGAGTTACAGACCAATCTTAATTAAGAAACGCCGTCTTTTTCAGTTACTGGCTTTTTATCAGCAAGAACTCTTCCAGGTTTATTAATCTTTCCGTCTGCAATTCCACTCCAATAAATATTGTAATAATTATTATCAAATGAAAACTTCTTCATGTGTGGAACAATTGCTCCAGTGTGTGCATACAACTGAATTCCTGCCTTCTTAACATAGCGACAGAAGGCAACATCTTCACTAACAAACTTGGCACCAGGGTTTTGTTTTTCTCCAAAAACAGAATATCCATCAGCAGCCTTACGAACTGGATCAATGATTGATCTATGCATTAGCATTAACCCAAAACCAGCAATATCAACTGGTATTACTTTGTTTTGTGGTAGTGGATGAATAACCTTGGTCTGAAACTCATCACCAGTCTCTTCATACAGTGCAGGAAATGGCTCCATAAGTGTCTGCTCGTTTTGTCCAGAAACAAAATATGTTCCAGTTACAATTGGCTTTGTCTTTTTATCAGCAACATCCCAAAGCATCTTAACAATATTATGATCGATTACGATGTCTGAGTCTACCCAAAGCAACCATTCTGTCTTTGATAGGTCAGCCCAATAATCAAACAAAGACTGTCTTTGTCGTGCAATCTGATTGCCATTTACACGAATTGTATTTTCAATATTAATCTTTAACTTTGGTGCCTCAATAATTGTATTAGCAATGCCGCTTGTAAATCTTCCTTCAACGGTACCACCATCACACCAGCCCAATGTAATTGTTTCTTTAACGCTATGTGGCATAGTAACCAACCCCTTTTCTCTATACTAATTGTACTACAACTGCCTTTATAAGTCAAGTGAGCAGTTTATGTATCGACATGCTCAGGTCGTCATCTATGTTTATACTGCAGATGATGCAGATCTGTTGATAAAAGGTAAGGAGTAATATTGTATCACTTTTTTGCAGCATTTACAAAGTCATGCAAGGAAGATTTATTTTGTTTCCAGAACAATAAAACCATGTCTCTTGATTTTTTATGAAGGCTTGCCCCGCTTGGGTTCACATCTGAGGCGGTATCTATATTATAAGTAAAAAGACTGCAAGAATACACCTTATCGCTATGTCCAAAAATAACAGAATGGTCTGCTAAAACATTCTCTCTATGGTTATTTACTTTGTACTTACCGTTATAAATCATCCTGTTTATAATATTTTTAGCATGTTCTCGTTTTAATAAATACAATCCAGCACTATAGTCATGCCTCATTCTTTTGTGTAGTCTGTATTCAGTCTTTGTAAACTGTGTTTGACATAACTGAAGGACATCATATTCAAAATTTATTGATGATAAAAATTCTTTCCAGTTCCACTGCCAATGCTTCACAGTTTCATCAGACAGATCATCTTCTGCAAAAATTGCATACTCGCTATCAGATGTTGATAGCCAATGCTCTATTGCTTTTATGTGAGAAATAGTTGTTGCAATTTCAACAGGCCTTGGTCTTCCTCTGTGCTCTGTTTCTGCATTATCTATAAGACTGTCTATATTTTCTTTTCCATCAACGGCTTCAATAAAAGTATAGTCAGTGATATTGTTATCTGTAATCAACTGCATCATGCGTTCGTATCTATCTGTACGTCGCTTTAAGTTAATTATGTATAGGGGACCAAAACCATCTAACTTATTCATCATCTTTTAAGACTGGATCAAGCCTATCCCACTTACCACTTTTACTTCCTTGAAAAGTTTGTCCAGTTTCCCTATCAATAAGCAACCATTTGCTGGGAGACTTTGTATGAACAATTAAGTCAACAGCATCAGATAGGTCTTGATATTCAAAAGATTTACGCATCTTCTTCAGTGTCCAAGACTTCATAATCATATGCATTTGAGTCTTCAAGTATCCACTTGTCATAACTTTCAACATCCCACTTATTTGTATTAATCAATCTGTTGATCACTAAATCTTTTTTAGTAACAAAGGATGGTTCTTTTATTCTAACTCTGTTGTTTGGCTGTACTGCAAAATTTCCATCATCTCTTTGGATAACATGACCACACTTGTGTTGACCTGGATTTTCGGAATACCCATCATCTAATATGTTTGTTTCTGGGCTATGCCAATCAAGTGTAAACAAATATGTTCCAGGAATATTGGTCTTAGTTCTATCAATGTACGACATTCTCATATTACTTAATGCTTGAAACTTTGTAACTGAAACATGTGGGCTAAAAGAATTCCATAAAACAAGATTATGAATTGGCTCTTCTGGAACACCTGGCTTGGTACAAAAGGCATTGATTGGCATTCTCCACCAAATTCCACCATCCTCCATCATAAAGTGAAATAGAGGACTTCTTCCCTTGATGCTTGCAACACCAAAGATTACGCATGGAAAATACTTATCATGACTATCTAATTGATCTCTTAAGAAGTTACCACGCACATAGCATTCTATCGGCGGTATGTTAGCATTTAACTCTGGCATGATGACTCTTTCTACTATTAGTGAAAACTATCTCCACAGGCACAAGAGCCTTCAGAGTTTGGATTATCAAGGGTAAAACCAATTTTATCAATTGATTCTACATAATCAATAGTAGAACCAGTAAGATATGGACTAGACAACTTATCTATTCTAAGATCAAATCCTTCATAGTTATATACCGTATCTTCTTCTCTTTTTTCATAATCAAAATATGTTTGATGCTTTAATCCAGAGCATCCTCCAGGAACTACGGTTACTCTTAAAAATAAAGGATAATCAGGCATAGCAATTTGACTACCCTGAATTAGTTCTGCTACTTTTTTCTGTGCAACATCTGTAATTATCATCTTTTAATTATACCCTATCGTTTTTTTCTATTTACTGCACGTTTTACTGCTCCCGCAACAACTTCTGCAAACTGCTGTGAGTCCAGAGACTCTAAAAATGTTCCAGGAAGATCAACATAAACGTCAACCATATCTAGTTCTTGCAAGATAAGGGCTCTTTGGTTTGCAAGATAAAGTTCAGGGGAGAGCGGAACATTATTTGCTTCCGCCCACCCCTCTAACTCTTGTTCGCTATTCAACTATCTTTTCATTTAAGCCTCTTGCAATATCTGCACAGACTTCAAATGCCTTTTTAGTTCTACGACTTTTTGCTTTGCCATGTGTTGACCATACTTCGTATGTATACTCAATGTCATTAGCAATTTGTTCTCTAATTTCTTTAACTGTCACAATAACTAAATTCATTACCTGTGATTTTTGTTCATCAGTTAAATCATCAAAATTAGGCATTGACCTTCGTCCATGGATCCTCTGATGGCTCAGAAGCAACCTTTGGTGCTGAAGGAGTAATGCCTGGCATGTCCTTAGTAAGTGTGTGCATAGTCAAAGCAAGTGACTCTGCGTTAATTTCATAAGATGTTTTTGTTGCACCAGTACTATCTGTCCAACTTTCTTGATAGATAGTTCCAACAATAATTACTTCTTGGCCCTTCTTCAATGTTGCCTTTGCTTGCTCAGCAAGAGTCTTCCAAGCCTTTACAGTCCACCAAGATGTATCACGGTCTTCCCATGCACCTGTCTGTGGATTCTTTACACGATCATTTGTTACTACACGCATACGCACACCGCTTGTTCCAATTGCTTCTGGATCTGCGCCAATGCGTCCTACTACTGTTACCTTTGGATTCATTTATTTCTTCTCTCTACTCGTTTATATATCATATCATCAATCGTCTTCATTGTCAAACTCTTTTAATGCTTCTCTGTTATCATAACAGTATAAGCAGGCATTACCTTGCAGCGGGGTATTGCAGAAATCACAAAACTTCATCCCACTAAAACACCAAGCAAGAATGATAAGACAGCCACAACAATAAGTATTTCTTTCCAATATGTATGTGGATCATTTAAGTCTTCATGCTTCATCAGAGAACTCCTTTTCTGGAATTTCGTTTACTGAACGGTATCCCTTATTTACTAAAACAAAAGCAATATTAATTGTAGCAATAAAATAGCCAGCCAAGGTACCCCATAAAAATATAAGTAAATTATTTGTCATTGTCTATGCCTTTTCTTATTACCATACTTAACCTTTACTTGAGCCTTAGCCCTATCAACTATAGATTTAGCGGGACACCAGATGTTGCCGTCTGCCATTGTTTGATGTGTATCCCAAAAGTTCTCATTATCTTTTGATATGGTGCAACAATTGGTATCCACTAATCAATCCTGTCTAAGTCATCCAAACTATACACACCGTATAGGTTCATCATTTCTTCAACACTAAACTCTTGGTCAAATGTTTCTTCAGTATCCACCTAGGCACTCATTCCTTGTATGAAACAATCTAATCTTTGTCATAATTTTGCGGGACGGGGCATATAAATCTTCTTTACATGCAGCACAACTATAAGACCATTCACCACTAAAGAAGTCATGTATGTACCCCTTGGCATTTGCATACTTCTTAGATACAAAGGTCTGGAAAGGATCTGGGATATGGTAATGTTTATTCAAAGTCGATCTGCTGTTCAAAGATGCTTGTCATGTAGTTGTCTTGTCCTCTTGCAACCTTTGCAGCGAGCATACGCATACCCAAAGCATTTAGTTGGGCATTGTCTTCGCCAAGCGGTATAGCCTCAATAGCCCTGGCAATTTCTTCTCTTAATAACATATCATCTATACTCATTTACACACCCATCCTCTGCTGTTGTAGCCAAGCCATATAATTCAAAAATATAAATAACATTAAAAGTGCAATTAAAAAAGGTTTCATATACCCATTATACAGTTCGGCGGCAGGTACGTCAAGTTCGGCGCAAAATAGAACACCCAAACCACCTTACGAGTCTTGCGACTCGCCATCGGTTAGTGTTTCTTCCCAAGCCCTAGTATCAACCATATAATATGTTCCCCATAATTCATAAGGCTTATTTAGTATTGCCCACATTTTTGCGTGGTACTTATAGGCAAAACCTATTCTATTTTCTTCATCATAATCAAAACACTTAACTAGATGATTACCTGCATATGCCCCACATATGTTACCTATCCATCTAAGTGGAAGGATCTTGGTCTTTTGAATCTTTTCTGATTTGAGGAACCCATCTGAGTTTGCCATCTACATACACCCTTTCATAGCCAAGTGCTTTCCAATCCATCTGCATAATTCTTGGTTCTTTCATAGACTAAGCATACCGTATCTATGCAGATAAGTCAAATGATATACTGCAATAATGAAAGTCTTGATAGTTGCAGCAGGTGAGGGTGTGAGATGGGAAAACTATCGTAATGTCCCAAAGCATCTAGTTGAGGTTGAGGGACAGGTTCTTTTACACAGAACCTATGCTCAATTCAAGCGGTATACGGACAATATCGTAATAGTCTCCACAGATCCACGATATGCAATAGGACAAACATATGCCCCATTGGTAGGAGATTTCTTTGACTTTGGGAAGATCTATTCATCCTATCCTATATGGGATGAGGAAAGAACAATAATAGTCTTTGGAGATGTATATTTTACAGATGATGCAGTAAATAAAATTATGTTAAATAAGGATGATTTTAAATTTTTTCTAAGGAAAGACAAGTCATCCTGTACAGGCAAGAAACATAAGGAAATCTTTGCCTTAACCTTTAACGGCGGTATGAACCAAAGGATCAAATCAGCCATAGAAACACTCATAGACAGGGGCCAAGGCGGAGCAGGGGCATGGAGACTATATCTATATCTTCATGGACTGGATAAGGCTAAGTCAGGATTTTATAAGACAGATGGCTATGTCCATATTGATGACTGGACAGAAGATTTTGACTATCCAGATGACTTAATCAAATGGGAAAAGATGCGGGGTAGAGGCTAACGCTTTCTATTTTCATAGTATCTACCATAACAGGCTACACAGTAGTTCCCAGAGGTAGTTACTTGTGTTGCATTTTCATTTCCACATATAGAACATGTTATCCCAGTCATATAGCAATTATACCCGATATGGCGACGGTATGCTAGAATAGACTTATGTGCCCTATATGTAATACACTTTTAACTCCTATAGTATATACAACGGATATAGATGATGTATTGATCAATATGGATAGAATAGGACAGATTATCCTGGTTGAAGGAAATCCCAGAGCAAAGGCTCCTAGATCATATTGCAAGAAATGCCATACGGGATATCAGAGTGAAGTACCTCTGGATAATACCGTCAAAAATATATAAAATCATACATAATCTGGATGGTCTAATGGAGTAGGTGCTGTTATTAAACACTTACACTCTATACACTCTGCATCATCTAATAGATACATCTCTACCTCATATGTATCTGGATCAAATTGAACTGTTAGCCTTAATAATGTAGAGCCACAACAAGGACAAACAGGTGTTGGAATACCCCTTAGATTTACCATATATACAGAATATCAGATACTTATCCACATGTCAATACCCTTAAAAATGTTAGTTATCCACAGGTTTATCCACAATATGAGACAAGTTATCCACATGTTATCCACATAAATATATTACTGATTATATTATCATAGGTTTTAGGTGGAGGAAAATGGAGGGAAATGGGGATTGGAACTTCTTTAAGAAGGGGATCGTAATGCTGCAGTTCAAACCAACCCAGTTCCCAAACCATAAAACCTTTTTATAAAACCATATTGCCCTGGATTTTACCATCAAAACCCTTATTTGTCAAGTCTTAAAACATATAAAAAATCCCCAAAAATATCCAAAAACCATAGACAAATGTTTTAAAAATGTATATAATGTTTGGATAATCTGGGAAAAATAATATGTTCTTCGTAATGTGTTTTATACTATAGGGATTTGTATATCAGGATATATTGTTTGTATACCGCCCAAACTTTCTGGGATTTTTTGGAAAGGGTTCTTAATGTTTTTTAGGATAATTAATCACCCCTGCGGGGAGCGCCGCTAAAGGCGGCGGTATATAAAACATATACCAATATCCCTATATGTAGTATAACAAAGACATACCTGATTTGACAAATCAAAACTTGTTTGATAAAATCCCTATGAATCTGGAAAAATATATGTCTATCGTAATAAGATTTTGGCTATGAATCTGGAAAATTTTTTGATCCTTCGTAATAAGGTTTTCAAAAATATGATTTGACATGTTTGACATGATATGATAAGCGCCTGGCCCCGCTAGGGGCAGGGCAGATCAAACATTATTCTTCAGATGCATTTAGCATTTCTGCTAATGTAGAAAATTCCTCATCTAAATCTAATCCTAAAGACTCTGCTAATAAATCATAGGTTTCTTCTATGTAAGAAAATGCTTCTTCATTTGGTGTTACTAACTCAACATTTATGAAGTAGGCAAGCGGTAGTCCTATGTCATTGTATTCTAGGAAATCTTTTAATGCATCCATGTCTTTGTAGTTAAGCCATAGGTCAGAAAGGATTGCACATTTTGTCTCAAATTCCATCTTTGTATTCCCCCCATTTATTTAATTCGGTCACTTCTTTATTATACACTGCCGCCTCTAAAACTTCAACTGAACGAGCATACCATAGATAAGGCACGGCATGGGCTAAATAAAATCCAACCTTCTCCAAATCAAGGGTCAGGTCAGAAAGAAGCATAGCCATTTTCTTGGCTACCTTCTCCTCTGATGTTACCTGTACTGTTCGGTTAATTTTATACATGGTTCCTCCATTGTATCAAAAAAGTATGGGGGGCGCAACCCCACCACAGACTGCGCCCCCGTCTTACTATGCGCTAGGTGACCCATCCATAGCGGCTGTCTCAGCGTAAACTTTAGGTATATAGGCATTAATAAATAACTGCCAGTCAACCTGCAGGTCCTTGCCTGCTTCATAGATAGTTTCTTTATTGATGTCGATGACTACGGTCGTCTCACCTAATTCAAAGTTGGTACCCTTGATAGCATAAATTCCAAACCCTGTTTCTTCAAGGATTGAATCTTGCATAAGATAACTAATCATCATGCGGGTAAAGTAGGCATAGTCTTTCCACCTAGGCTTTGAATGCTCCAGAGCCATTGCTAGGTCCCGCTGCCATTCGGTCTCACCCCAGTGGCTATAGAGCACTACATGTGCCTCATCTTCAACATCTTTAAATACGTAGTTAATACGGGCTCCCATTATTCTTGCTCCTTAAAAGATACAATTGATAGTTGGTTTAATATTTCATTAATAAGATCTGCTTCATTGTCTGACTCAGCCTCGTATCTAAATGTCATGTAATCACCTGTGGGCTCAAAGATGACTTCTACTTTATATTGGTTCATTCGGTCTCCTCCAATTGTGAAACTAGTTTAGCAATGATATTGTGGGCTTGAATGTTTTCTGTTTCACTACCACCCCATAAAAGTTTTTGTGCTATGTTCAATTGCTCGTTGACGTATTCCTTAGTCATTATCATCAAGGTTTCCCTCAAAGTCAATAACGACCATAGACACTCGTCCGTCATCATTTAACTTAACATAGACAGGATAAACTCCGTCACCATAGCCTGTACTAAAGACTACCGCTTTGCTAATGCCAACTTCTCCATAGTTTTTAGAAAGGGTAACAGCACTAGCACCTTGATAAGAGTACTCTCCTAACTTACCCTCTAGGTTCCACTCATCATTGGTATTGTTATCCCAATCATCTAGGTAGCAAGGGTCTCCAACCATTGCCTGCCCTGAGTCTACTGTAAACATACCAGCAAACTCTAAATCATCTAATAGGTCATTGTTCATTCTATCTCCTTGTGTTGGTGTTCTTGGTCTACATCTATTATCTCATCACAATCGTCACATGTCAAGTCGGGCTCTGCAACCATGATTTGAATAATAGTATTATCAGGTACAGGCTTCTCACTAATAAGATAACCAATACGGTTAACAAAGCCCCAGCCAGACCAGATGTAAAGACCGCCGTCGTCTCCGTCTCCATACATCCAGATACGGTCATGTGGCTTAGACTTAACGTACTCTACTTCATCCCCATAGGTCTCAAACATCAAACCATCAAAGGAGGCATTCTCATCATAGTTATTAACCATAAACTTGAATTGCTCATCTGCTTCCTCAAAGGTAAGTTCAATAAAATTATCAGGCATTGTATTTCTCCTCAATATTTTTGCGGTCAATAGATAAATTATACGTTAGGCAGTATAGTTCTGTCAAGGCCTCTAAATATCCTTCAGCATACGTACGCTCCATGCTATCCATAGCGCTACCTGATTCTTCTTCTTGTTCCTTTTTGGATTCAAGTTCTACCTCTGCGTCAAGCATGGCTACTTTAAGATGACCATGTATTAAATCTATTAGTGGTATGGAGATATCTTCTAATGCCTTCTCCAAATGTGGCGGTATGAAAGGATACTTAGTGCTCATCTATATACTCCAAGTAATGATTAGATACAGCAATAGCACCTTCTAGATAAGGCAACATATAGTCTGCCCCGTCAATATTATCCAAGTCTTGCTCCATGGATATTCTGTGAATATTTATATACTCTCTTAATGTGGTTAGGTCCATATATCAATTATAAGGGTTGGTGTTGATTTTTACAAGTCCAGCAGGTGTGACTTCCGTCACATTTGTCTCTGGCTGAAAGGCAGGATATTTACCAATACCAATAATCATCCCATTGCCACAAATACAATCAGGATCTATTCTTGGTATCTCCAGGGCAGTGACCTCAATAAGAGCATCACAGTTAGTACAAACATAATCATACTTAGTCCACATCTTCTGTTATCTCCTTAGTTAAACTATTAAAGTATCCTGTTTGTCCTTCTGCATGACACATGAAAATTCCAGGGGTATCAGTACATTCCCAATGATGTTTATGCATTAGTCAAAGTACCCTTCTGCCCATAGTCCTTTTAAGAACTCATCTGCTTTATCTAATCCAGCATGGATTTTGATTTGTGTGCTCGGTACTGATTTTTTAGATAGGACAACAGCCCTAATCATTTCATCTAAATCATCAACGGTATATCCTAACATAGCCCACCACCATATTCATACATTAAATCCATAGCCACATGGAGATTACAATCACATTCTCCACCATTCATGTTATCCATGAAATCAAAATGAGAAAAATTCTCATCATATATTTTTTGCATTAGTTCATCTACTGTGTAAGATTTTGTTTGGGTCATGATATTAATTTTACAGGAAAACTGGGAAAAAAGCAAGTCTGTCGTAATTACTTTTTTATGATTAATTATATTATGTAAAATAGGCGCTGCGTTTTTTATGCATTAGAATGTATATTTATTTGCGATTCCAACGGGACTTGAACCCGTAGCCTCCACCGTGACAGGGTGGCGATCTAACCAATTGATCTATGGAACCTTGCGAGCAGTTTTTATTCTTGCTCAGGAACTTTTTTAGTTATGCAATCTGCAAAGTATTTTGCACAACTTTTAGCAAACGATTTTTTTCTGCATTGATAGCAGGGTCAAATCCACTTGCTGATGCGAGAATACTTTCGTTATTCCCACCACGAGCAGAACGATACCAATCTAGTCGCTCAGTTAGTGCATTGAAAGCACCCCAAGCATTACCAGCAATCATGCCATTAAACTCGCCTGTGTAAATGTCATTGATAACATCTACCTTGTTTTCCCATTTCTTGAAAGCACCCTTAGAGTCCTTTTCAGGCTTAGGGTATGCAGCAAGAATGATGTCGTTAAATTGCTTAGCATTGATTTCTGTTTCAATCATAGCCTTAGCCATTAAGTCGAATGAGTCCATGTACTTATGAGCCATGCCTAGTGTCTCACGAGCAACGGCAACCTTGCCACTAGCGGTCTGCGTGTGGCGTATCTTGAAAGATTGCTTGACACCATTTTTTTTCTTAGTAGTGTTGAGTGCAAGATTAAGAGTATTGGCACACACAACACGAACGGGTGTAATTGATGCTTGAATAGCGATTGAGCCGTCATGTGATGTGTTGATAAGTAAATAAGTCTTTACCTTATCTGCAACACCATTAGGGTCTAGGATTGTTTCACGCTCTAGTGCTAACGCACCGAACACAACACGACCACCCTTGATTGAGCCAGCGGTTTCCCAACGACCCCCGCCGTCTAGAATGTTATCACCGAATGAGAATAAATCTTCATTCTGCATTACATGGTATCGCTCACCAACGACACCAAGAATGTCTGTCTGTGAATTATCGGTAGGGTTAGTACGCAATACGTACTGATAGTTTTTGTCACTTGTTAAATGTGATGGGGTTTCCAAATCTTCCAGACGAACATTCCAACCATTAAGGCTTGCAGCCTCTAACATTTGTGATGTTGTTTTTTCTTCTGTAAATACGGTACCCAATCCATGCCAAGCGGGTTCACGAAATGATGCGAATGAAGCCTTACCATTTTGTGTTTCGATTTCATGTGCCATGAGTTTATTCCTTTTCTGTTGTTGTTAATACAATCATACACGAATGGGCTGACAAATGCAAATCAGGATAGTTAGAGAGGGGCAATTCGGACATTCTTAAAGTGTGTTCTTAAACACATGTGATCTTGGTCACACGGGGCGCTTAAATTTTTCAAGGCAAATAAAAATTAAGCAGTTTTAAAACATGCTCAGGTTTTTATTAGTAGCCCCCTACTAAATATCTACTCTGTCAACTGTGGATGACAAGTAAGTTACTTCTTCACCATATGAAACTGAATCAAAATCAATTTCATGAATTGCATTAATTGCTTCTTCTTCATTACGTGCATTGACTGTAATTGAATATTGAACTGAAACTTCTAATTCAAATTCTTTTGTTAATTCAAAACCACAAATGTTTGCAATCTCTTCTGCAACACCTTCATCAAAAGTACCATTTTCTAGTGCTTCCAAGGTCCACTCTTGCATTTCATTACGCATACGGCTACGCTCTGCAGCCTCGCCGTATGACCGTTGAGTTACTGTTTGAATATGTTCTTCAAGTTGCTTGATACGGTTTGTGTTTTCTACTAACTTAGACTCAAGAAATTCTCGTGTCATGTAGTGTGTGTCTTTTTGTTGGTCCATGGGGGCCCTCTTTCTGTTTGTTGGTTAATTTAATTGTACTAGGTACCGCTGACAAATTGTGAGCAGTTTAGCGACATACTCAGGTCGTTTATTTAATTAGAGATAACGAGCAATCGCATTGTATGTAGAAGTATTAACTACTTCCTCATCTGTCATCTTGAGAATACGAATTGCGTTTTCGATTTCTTGCTTCTGCTCTAGGTAGTTGTGACGACCCATCTGCTCGAACTCACGCTCAGGCTCTGCTGGTAGGTCTGCTTGTGTAACTGTTAGGTCGAAGTCAATGTTGAGAGTGTTGTTCCAAGAACGATAGTTGGTACGAAAGTTCTCTGCCTTCTTGATGTTAGCAACGGCATAAGTAGTAATTTCCTTTTTCCACTTTTCCATAGCCTTGACATACTTTGCTTCATTTACTTCTTGATTAGCATAGTTAGTTTCTAATTCTGCTAGACGAGTTTCTAGTGCCTTGATTACCTTTGGTGTTGCGATTTTAACTGAGATTGATTTTGTGTTTCTTGCCATCTTTTATTTTCCTTTTCTTTGGTGGGTTAATTATTAGGGGGTTGTGTTGAGCAGTTTTACTTCATGCTCAGGAATAGTTGGCTTATGCCTTCCAAGTTGTCCAGCGAGTGTTGCCATTTACATCTAACTTCACACGAACTGTGTTCTTGTTAGTTGGTGCAATCTCAAGAATTGTACCTGTGACCTTTGACTTCTGAGTTGTGTAGAGGTCGCCTACCTTGTATGTTGATACTGATACTGTCATTTGTTTCTCCTTTAGGTTAATTGTGCTTATGTATTAAGTATAGTCGAAAAATACCAAAAATACAAATCCATTTCTAGTATTTCTCACTATGTGAGACGGGCGGGTATGTGATTTATGTCACACTAGGCTATTGAGCAAGGAATACCAAGAATAGCCATAGCATGATAAATAAGATAGTTTTACTATCCATTTATCTCCTTACTTTTTAGTAGCAGAAAAAACTATGTCTGCCTTTGAGTATACACACAATGAGCAAGAAACGCAAGCCGAGCCCTTTGTGCTAATTAGTGGTATTTGTTTATTATTCTCAGGACACTTAGCCCCAGGCTTATTAGTCAATGCCTTCATGTCTGCTTGTCCTATTAAGAAATTTTTAGCAAGGTATGCAAGACGAATGCCATGATCTTTTTTAAGTTCTATACCTGTATCTTTATTCTCGCTATCTGTTGAATAGTATAAAGATAGATTATCTATGTTCTTTAGCATTACCGCCGCAGATTTTACACGGGTATAAACCCAGAATTGAATGTCAGGATTATTAAGGATGACATGCTTCCATGCGAATGTATAAGTATCATTAAAGAAATCTCCGTCCCAATGAATACGAAATAACATTTTAGCATTACGCTTTGTGCAATCATTTCTGAAATCATTTATCATTTCTGATAACAATGCTTCAATGGTGTCATGGTCTGCGTCTTTAACTAATTCCCAATTATGCAATAGGTTTTTCTTTACTGTTGGGAATACCTTTTCAAGTTTTCCAGCATAACAAACACTCTCGCATACGCTAGTCGCTCCAGGACATGAATAAGCCTTTCCTGCGGGTAATCCGAAAGTGTTGGCAATGCTTGCTTGTTTTCCATTTGGTGTGACAAGGTTGGCTACCTTCCTATCTTTGCTTCTTAGTAGTTTAGTCATGGTGGCTACTCTCTTTCTTTCTTTAATTCTAACATAAGGGACTGACATTTTTTTCTATTGTATTTTTTCTTATTAGAAATTGGGGAGGCTGCATTAGATCTACGTAATTCCTGTATACGTCTTAATTCCTCTGCAGATTTTTTCATATAATAATTTTAGCAGATTTCGGGAAAAATAGCAAATCTTACGTAAACACGACACACCCGAACGGGGCGCTTCGTTTTGTGCGGGGAAGCACACAAAACTACTTTTTATTTATTCGTCTTGAACAAATGCATACAACGAAATTAAATCAGTGTATGCAAATTGTGTAACTACTTTTTCACCAAACTCATTTTCTGTTTGTATGTCATAGTTATCACCTGTTGAATCACTTTCAATAAAAATTACTTCAACAATGTCATTATCAATTTTGATTAAATCACCAAGCATTAGTTGATCTGGTGTTAAGTTATCAGCGTGAATCAATTCCATAGCAATCATTGTAGCAGTCATTATTCCTCCATGTCTAAACACTCTTGGCAATCACAATACTTTGAGTGTGGTATAAAAAAATCACTCATCATTCTAGTCCCAACCCTAATTCAAATCCTAAATCTTCATTATAGTCTTCGACATTTTCAGGTAGCCATGCGTGTAAGTGGTGTTGCTCAATGATAGCCCATACTGGCGCACAAGTTTCACCCTTGTAAGAAATCCCGTCTGGCATTTCAATAGTTTCGTCCCACTTATTTTCATGAGCAAAATCAAGAGCCTGTATGCATACTGGTACCATGCTTAGTGGTACTGGTGGATAGTGATTACCCTGTAAGTGATAACCGATAGCCTGTTCAAGGCTAATGTCAATATTTCCTGCTAAGTCTTGTGCGAAATTGCTTCCCATTTACTTACCCCCTACAATTCCTGAACGATACAAAACTTTTGTATGCATTTTACCTGACGGCTCTGAAAGATTAACTGTGCGGTATTCATTAGCAAATCCGTGGTCTACGAAAGACTCAAAACTTTTAACGGCAGATAAAGCATCACTAAATCTACCAATCCAATTAGGCTTAGTCTCACTATCATTAGTGCTAGTTACTGAGTATAGGTATTCGTTCATTATGCATTTTCCATTTCTCTTGTGTATTCGTTTAATTCATTATTAGCATACCATTCGACATAGTAGTTTTCTGTTTCTTGACCTTTTGCACAATCGCAAAACTCTGAGTCATACTCACCCGCTGAGTTACCCCAAAAGATAACTCCCTCATCATTACAATCAACACAATTAACAAGTGCCTCAATTAAGTTTCCCATTTTATTTATTCTCCAATCTTTACTGCAAGTATGCGGTATGTATCTTTTAGATTAAGTGGTGCTGAGTAGTGAGGGCGAACCTGAACACGATAACTTTCGCAATCGGCATACCATACATCAGACTTTTCTGCGTCAATGATTTCTCCCGTAAGTGTGCGGGACTTATAAGTTTTTCCTACAAGTAGGTTTTCTATTGTATAGACATTTGCTGACATTTGCCAACCTCTTTCTTTTTGTTATTAAATCTATCCTACCATTGGGGTCTGACAAATCTTGGTTATTTATTTTTTCTTACTATGTAAGTCTAGCCTATTAGACAAAAAATCTCAAGTTACTTTTGAGTAATCTTAAATAGTGAGACGGTTTTTGGTGTGATAAATCTCACACGTAAAGCCTTGTGGATAACCTGTGGACGACACACCCGAACGGGGCGCTTAAAATTTGAGCAGTTTGAAATCATGCTCAGGATTTTATTTTATTTATTTTTTATTCGCTCAGTACGCAATGCAACTTGCAATCTGCGAATTTCTTTATGTTGCTCAACATTTTGTTTCCAAAATGCAATCATCATTCCAACAGATCCAGCAAGTGCAATTACAATTGCGATAAGTGTTCCAGTATCTAGAATCATGCATTCACCGCAATACCATCAACGCAAGCATCATAGAATTTACTTTCATCAAATCTAGGATTATCTGAAGCAAACCATTCGCTAAATTCAAAAATTAATTGATCAAAATCATGTGAGTCAATGTCATCAACGAATTTATTTAGAATCTTTGCAGTTTCTACATAGTCTTTACGAGTCATCATTATTCGGCCACCTTTAGGATTGCATAGGACCCACCCTCGTTGATGTGGTCCAAGATTGGCTGAAGTTTTGGTGCAAGCAATTCCTTTAGCATTGACTCTAGCATAACAACACGCATCGACTCAGGAAGGTTTAGCATTTGCATAGTTACAGGATGGTCCTCTTGAAATTCAGTTACGAATTTTAGATTGTGTTCGATTTTGATTGTCATTTATAGTACAGCCTTTCCTCGTAGTGTTCCAGTAATTCCAAGAGTATCGCAAGCGATTTTTACAGATACGCCAACAGGTAAAGTGTTAGGGTATGTAGAAATAAATTGAGCAACCGCACCTTTAGAAGGTAGCGAGATTGATTTGGTAGAACCTGAAAAGGTTTCTAGTTTTACAGTGTAAGTCATTGAGTGACTTCCTTTCTTTAAGTGATAGGACTATCCTACCCTATGGGGCTGACAAATCTTGGCATTTATTCGCTAGGCTCATTGTGATACTCGTCACACTTATTCGCTAGGCTCACTGCCTGATTTATCTTTATTTAATTGTTATACTGCAAGTATAGCAAAAAAATCTCACAAAAGCAAATCGACACGCCGTAAATCAGGAAAATAATTGTGTGACCTTAAACACATTAGTTATCCACACCCTGTGGAAAAACCAAGCGCCCACTTTTTATGCAACGATCTAAATTTTTATTTATAAATTGCTATGGTAGTAAAGAAAACCAAAAACAAGAAACGCAATCATTACAACCAACAATTTATTTCTCCTCAATCTCATCTAGCAATTCCCAAAGTATTGGTTCTAATTCTTTTGCTACTAAATCTAATTTAGTTTGTAAGTCTTTCATTACTTTACCTCCTTGTATAGAAAGTCCCAAGCCTTACGGCATAACACAATTGATTTGCAATTGTCACAACAGATAACCCCATGAGGGTTAAGGTCTAGGTCATAGACATCTACGCTGGCAGATGTCGCCCCACATACTGAGGGTAGATTAACAAAGGTACTCATCTTTTAAGTCCTTCCTTTCCATAAGTGTTAATAAAATCAGGGAGAGCCATTACGCCCTTGTAGTCCTTACATGCTGGGCAAAATCTATTCCACCCGTCAAATAGTGTTATGCAAAAAGCGCAAATGTTATCCATAGCGCATAAGCCTTGCTCATCTATGAATTGCATAGTGTCTAAGAATTGATTAGTGTTGCTCATTTAGATACATACCAATCTGTCCATGTAGGAAACTGCTCAGGGTCACTATCATAGTAGTACCGCTCAATGTTGCTATCGCAAATCATGCAGAGTGTAAATTGCTCATCTCCAATTTCGGAGATAGCAGAAACAAGAGGCTCATGCCACTTGCATAGTGTTTGTAGTGTAGTCATTTATTGACCTACCTTTCGTCAAGGGATTTCTTTACCCTTGTTTTTCTTTATACTGTAAGTGTAGCATGGGGGTCTGACAAATTGCAAACCCAAAATGGTATCAAAACGGACATTGTGATGTACCTCACAAGTGATAAGGGTCACATTTTATGGAGAATTATAACAATCACGTAACAATCTTAAGTTTATCGGTGTGTCGATTTGACAGGCGCTTGCCTGTGGATAACTGGTATTACCTGTGGATAGCCTATGTGATGGGTATCACAAAAATACTTTGCAGACACACCCGAAATACAGGCTAATTTGTCAGTGGTAGGTGCTAGAATACTATGTATAGAAACTAAAGAAAGGTGTTCACAATGAATACACTAGAAAGAATAAGAGCAGAGCAACAGGCTCGCTACGCTATCCAACGAGAGAAGGATAAGGCTAAGATAGAGGCTATGTTTGCTAATAACTCTCGCCCATTAAATAACGATTACGAATTAAAGAAAGTAGAAAACTAAATGATAAGTAACAATGAAGTAATTGCAGAGATTAACTCTCTTGCTAAGACACACTATGATGACATGGCACTAGCATGGTCATGGGGTTGTGCAACAGCACTGCTCACAACACAACAGTTACAGTTAATTCTTGACATACTAAAAGATAAGGAAACAAATTAAATGTTATCAGCAATGTATGCACACACATGTGAAACATGTGGAGACACAGGAATTATTTTGTTTGATGAAAATAAAACACACATAGACCCTTGCAAATGTAAGTAGGGTATAGGGTAGGGGGTACGCCCCCTCCCAGATGTGTGCTCACTAATTATTATCCATTCTTTTTTCAAAATCATACATCATACAAACCAAACAAATATTCAGATTTTGCCAAAATGGAAATTTTTACAGATTTTCAGAAAAGCGGTATATAAAATAATATTCAGATTTTGCCAGGGTATATAACTCTGGATCACCATTTATCCACAGGACATTTAGCATTCTTAAGGGTAGTCTTTAAAGTCATAAAACATCCACACTTTCTACATGTTTGAGATAGTTTTCTAAAAAATGGACATCCTCTACAAATTTCAAGGCGGTATGCAACCAATTCCTCCTGGGACCTAGGTGAATTAGGATTTAATAAATCCCATGGCTTAACATCATCTGACATTACATAAGTATATCCTATAGCACCTATACTTGAATATATATAACATTTCGTTATAAAGTATATATGTAACAAATTGTTATAATCCAGACATATTAGAGCAAACTAACCTTTATTAGACATAGGGAGTTTGTAACTCTTATATTGTCTATAGGGGGTTTGGGTAACTCTATTTTCGGCTTCGACTTATACCGCCGCATAAAAGCATTTTTGATCTCAAATAATGATATAATAATTTTATTATGACCGCACAAGACTGGGCTGGATTCTTACTTACTTTGCTTTCAATCAGCGGTATTATACTCGGCGGAATCAGGTGGTATATTCATATGCAAATTAAACCCATAGCAGAAGCCATTGAAGATATTCGTGCCGAGACTAAAACAAACGGCGGAACTTCAATGCGTGATGAAATTAAATTTATCAAACTTGAGCAAGAAAGATCTGCTAAAACTAGAGCAGCATATAATGATAAATTAGATAAGATGTATGATATTCTTATAAACTATATATCTAAAAACTCTAAATAGTATATATAAGATATTTTAAAAACCTCTTACTTTATACTTCTTTTCTTTATATATTTTAAGTATACACCTTAATACCCTGGATTTCTACTTTTTAAGTAAAGTTGTTTATAACAATTTTGTAACAATTCTTAATACCCTGGGTTTATAACTTTTTGTTATCATATATATAACGTTTTGTTATAATTACTTTTATTTATATAATTTAATGTTATAATAAAAACGCTGGCCCACTAGGTTGCTCTACCCACCCCCACTGCCCCTAGTGGGTTCAGCCTTTATTTATGGTATAATCAATGATTATGACATGTTCATCTTGTTCCCCGCAAATTCAAAAATATGGTGCAGATCCTGCAAGCATACAATGGAAGGTTGTGCGTGGAGACACCGCAAGCCTAGAGGTTGAGTTCTTAGAGATAGATGAAACCACACCGTTTGACACCGATGGCTGGACGTATAAGGCCACAGCATACGATGCCACAGGTGATGTCTTAGATGCTTTAACAGTAACGGCTACAACAGGCTCTGCGGTTATTACAGCAGATTCATGCCTTACAGAAAAATGGGGAACAACATATAAATCAGTGGTAGCAGAATTGCCATTTGATTTACAGATAACAATTCCAACAAATGGACCAAATGACACAATTTGGACACCAGTTATTGGTACAATATGTGTACTAGGCGATATTACACCAGGAGGAAGTCTATAATGATTACATTGTCACCAGTTGTTAAAGTCAGCAACAACAAGGAAAACTTGCCTCCAATTATTAAAGTAAACAATAAGATATTTAAGGTAAAGGCTTAAGATGGCATTTCCAGGTACATATAATTTTAGTTATTACAAGGGTGATACAAATGAATTTGTTATTCGTCCAAAGAATTCTAGTGGAGCAGCATTTGACCTAACTGGTTATACCGCTGCATTTTTTATTGCATCAGCCCGTGGAGATAATCCAGCATTTTCTGTTGAAGCACAGGCAATAGTTAGTGCAGTAAACGATACAGTTACATGCACAATTTTGCCAGGTGTTGGTGGAACATTAGATGCTGGATCATATGTTTATGACGTACAAATCACTTCTGGTCCTTCTACAATTTATACAATCGTTACAGGAACAATCTCGGTAACAGAGCAAGTAACTGGAGCAGCGTAATGACAAATGTCGTTTTAAATAATGACGATATTACAATTTTTGCACCACCTGCAATAGTTGAATTACTTGTAGACATTGGCCCACAGGGAACTCGTGGAAGCCAGTTTTTTGTCGGGGTAGGAAATCCAAACTCCGTAAATATAGGACAAACACCAAATTTAAACGACTTATATATAAATACATCTCCTGGTGGAGAATTAGGATATTTATATCAGTATAGATCAGAACCTGGTGGAAATGTTTGGGTAGAAGTACTTGATATTTATCCTTCAGTATATTCAGAAAATGCACAGGTCACATTTGAGGCAGGCAGTGCAGAAGTTGTTATTCCAGTAGCAGATATTGTTACAGTTACTGGTACCCCGCTTTTATCAGAAAATTTTAGTGTTCAGTACAGTATCGCCCATACAAATCCAGTTGCTTCAGCAATGCAGATTCCAGCCCTAGTAGGTGCAGGAACTAATCTTGTCATTAATCTTGAAGCCGTTGAGTATGCTGGCGCTGCATGGTCTGCACTAGATGATTCAGTTACAATTCACTTCAACATTACCATTGTTGAAGCGGGATCAGTGTCATACTAGCATCATAATATGGTATAATTTTTCAAGAGGTGATTAAATGGCAACAGAGTCAATTGGTACGTTAATACCAACAGCAATTCCAGGATATACTGATTCAGCAGATATCCAAGCAGCACTACGTGCATACCACTATGGTTCATATTCTTATGACCCTGCAAATACGTCAACAGCATCACTTGTAACGCCATCTATGGCAAAGACTATTTATGATATTCAAACAGATATTACCGCTCTTGAAAACCGTCCTTCATCAGGTGGAGAGGTAGATGCTACACAGCCAGCACCAGCAGACTTTACACCACCAGAAATTCCAGATGGATTTATCTGGGTAGACTCAGACGGCACAGTAGGTGGACAACCAACATCTGCAACTTCAGTATTTACAAACTCTGTTCCAACAACATCTCTTACAACTGGTGTTATTTGGGTAGATAAAGATGCAACAGAAATTACAGCAAACCCATATATCCCAACATCTGCTATTGCAGCAAAAGGTGATTTAATTGCAGGAAGTGCAAATGATGCAGTAACTATCTTATCTGCTGCTTCTACAAATGGACTTGTTCTTAATATTAACTCTTCAACAACTTCAGGACTTGCTTGGGTTGACTCAGCAGCAAGTACACAAACATTAACTAACAAGTCGATTGCACTTGGAACAAATACTATTACTGGAACAATTGCAGAATTTAATACCGCTTTAACAGACCAGAACTTTGCAACAGTTGCAGGCAGTGAAACACTTACAAACAAAACTTTAACATCTGCGGCATTAACAGCACCAGTTATTACTGGAACTGCTTCAATTGCTCAGATGATGGAAAATGTGGCGGTATCTGCAACAGCAGCAACTGGTACAGTAAACTATGATGTTTTAACAAATGGAGCAGTTACATACTACACAGCAAATGCAACAGGAAACTGGACACTTAATTTGCGTGGAGATGGATCTACTACAATGAACTCAGTTATGTCTGATGGAAAATCACTTACTGTAGCATTTCTTGTAACAAATGGTGGTACAGCATATTATCAGTCTGGACTGACAGTTGATGGAACAACATCTGGAGTCACAGTAGAGTGGCAAAACGGTGCAGCACCTGCTGCTGGAAACATTAACAGTATTGATGTTTATTCAGTTACACTTATTAAAACTGGAAGCGCAACATATACAGCATTAGCATCTCAAACCAGATTTGCATAAGGGGGATAGAGGGTGCCATTTCTAGGAACTCGTGGAGCAGGAACTAACAAAGCATTTGGCTTTGCTGGTGCTGCAAAACCAAATCAAGTAACAGGATTAACTGCTACAGATTTTGGTACATCCAGAGCATTTAATAATGGCCGTATTGATTTATCTTGGTCAACACCTGCAAACAATGGTGCAACAATTTCAGGGTATAAAATTGAAAGATCTACAGATGGATCTTCTTACTCTACTTTAGTAGCAAATACAGCATCAGGTGCAACAACGTATTCTGATACATCACTAACTAGTGCACAAATTTATTATTATAAGGTTTCTGCCATAAATACTGTTGGAACTGGAGATGCATCTACTGCTGCATCTGCAACCGCAACTACCGTTCCACAGGCTCCAACTATTGGAACTGCAACCAGAACAAACAATACAACTGTTTCTTTAACATTTACCGCAGGAGCAACTGGTGGAAAAAGCATTACGTCTTACACGGCAACACCGTCCCCATCACTATCTGTGTCCACCTCTGGAACTTCTAGCCCACTTACAATAACTGGAACATATGTTACAAATCAGTCTTATACATTTACTATCGCTGCAACAAATGAAAACGGAACTTCTTCTGCATCTGGATCAAGCAACTCAGTAACTCCAAGAGCATTAGCAACAGTTACTGGTGGAACGCTTACCTCTGATGCAACTTATTATTATAGAACATTTAATTCTAATGGAACTCTTGGAGTTTCTGGTGCGCCACTTATCTATGATGCTGTTGTTGTAGCAGGTGGCGGAGGCGGTGCCGCATCCGAACAACGTTTTACTTTTGGTAATTTTGGTTTTGATGTTATGATTGGCGGAGGCGGTGGCGGCGGAGGTGGTGTGACATTTGTTTCTTCACAAACCGCTAACACTGGTCTAGGTGTTACGATTGGAGGTGGAGGTTCTGCTGGAACTTATGGAGGATATGCAACCATAAACTCTGGTACTTCAGGTTCTCCATCTTCGCTAGGTGGATTTAATGCTGCTGGTGGAGGTGTTGGTAGCAGCAACGGTGGAGGCGGCAACGGTGGGTCTGGTGGTGGTGGTCTAGGTGGTTATTTGACCGAAAACGGCGATAGTTTTAATGGTGCTGGCGGCTCTGGAACAGCAGGCCAAGGCACAAATGGAGGAGCAGGTAGTGGTTCACGAGGTGGCGGTGGCGGAGGCGCAGGGTCTGCTGGAACTCCAGGTGGATCTGGTGGTTCAGGTATAACTTATTTTGGATCAACATATTCCCCTGGAGGCAATAATGGTTCAAGTAGTTCAGCAACTCCAGGAAATAGTGGAGCCGCCAATACTGGTGGTGGTGGCAACGCTGGTGGATACAGTTCTCCAAGTAATAGTGGAAGCAGTGGTGGATCTGGTGGATCTGGAAGAGTTGTTGTTCGTTACACAAGAAGTCAGGTAGAATAATGTCACACTTTGCTGAAATTAATGAAAAAAACATTGTAGTTCGTGTTCTTGTTTGTGATAATAACGATCCAGCAGGAGATGAAGGGTATTCTTGGTTAATTGATAACCTTGGTGGCACTTGGATTAAGACAAGTTATAATGCAGTTGCAGGTAAATGGAGAAATCCAGAAACAAACGAAATAACAGAAAATCCAGGTTTTAGAAAAAACTATGCAGGTATTGGATTTACTTATGATGAAAATCGTGATTCTTTTATACCACCCAAACCTGAAGAAGGAAATTGGATTTTAAATGAAGAAACATGTTTATGGGAACAGATATCAGAGTAACATCTGATATAATAAACCAGAGGAGATTAAAATGGCAACTATTAACACTACCGATCCAAAACCAGGGTTTGTCTATGACCTAGACACTGACACCTGGTTCCCATTGCAGGGTATTGCAACAACTACTCTGGATGCATTGAGTGATGTAATTATTACATCTCCTACTACAAATCAGGCATTAGTTTATAATGGTACAAATTGGATTAATGCAACTGAATCTGGTGACATTACCGCCGTGAGTTCAGGAACAGGAATCACAGTAACCAACGGTACTGGACCAATTCCTACTATTGCTATTGATACAGCAACTACAGTAGATTTAAATACCGCTCAAACATTAACAAACAAATTGTTATCAGGTAACGTTTTGTTATCTCCAGAAGAGCGTTTCAACGTTACAGCAGTTGCTGCAACTGGAACGGTAAACCTAGATGTGCTAACTGCTGGAGTATATTATTCAACAGCATCTGCTACTGGTAACTGGACACTAAATGTTCGTGGTAGTTCATCAACATCTTTAGATACAATCATGACAACTAATGATTCAATTACAGTAGTAATGTTTGCAACACAAGGTTCACCTGCATATTATTTAACAGCATTTCAAATTGATGGAAATGCAATTACTCCAAAATGGCAAAATGGTGTAGCACCTGCTGCTGGTAATGCAAATAGTATTGATATTTATTCATTTACAATTGTAAAGACAGGTTCGGCTACTTTTACAGCCTTTGGATCACAGACAAAGTTTGCATAAGGGGTTTTAAATGCCTATTATTGGTGGAAGACAAATTGGTGTAAGAGGTTTAGGTTTTCAGGGTGCTGGAAAGCCTAGCGTACCAACATCAGTTTCTGCTACCGACGTAGGAACAGCCCGTGCATTTAATAATGGTGCAGCAGATGTAACTTGGTCAGCGCCTTCTTCAAACGGTGCACCAATTTCTTCTTATACAGTTCTATCGTCTCCAGGCGGGTATAGCGCAACAACATCTTCAACTTCTGTACAAGTTACAGGATTACAATCAAATACAGCATATACTTTTACTGTTACTGCAACAAATGCAGTTGGAACATCTGATGCAAGTTCTGCTTCTTCAAGCATTACTGCAACCACTGTTCCACAGGCTCCTACTATTGGAACTGTTTCAGTTACAAATGCCACTACAGTATCTATTCCATTTACTGCTGGCGCAACTGGTGGTTCTTCTATAACAAGTTATTCTGTTGTGTCAAGTCCTTCAGTTGCTTTGTCTGTTTCTGGCACCTCAAGCCCTGTCACAGTTACAGGTACTTTTGCGGCTAACACATCTTATACATTTACATTAGCAGCAGTCAATGCTAATGGAACTTCTGTCACATCTTCTGAATCTAACAGTATTACTCCAAATACTGTATATGCTCTTTCACAAACATTTAATGCATCTGGAACGTATACAGTTCCTAATAATGTAAATACTATTGCTGTATATGTACATGGATCATCTGGAGCAGGATTTACTGGCCGTCAAGTATACCAGTTTGGTGGCGGTACTGGCGGTAGTGGTGGTTTTGGTGGAAGTTTAGCATTTTTTCAAGAACACCAGGTGTCACCAGGAACCAACTTTGCCGTAACTATTGGAAGCGGAGGAGAAAGAGTTCCTAATGATGGTAACTCACCTGGAAACAACCTAGTTTATGGCGGCTCTACAACTTTTGGAAATTTATTAACAGTTAATGGTTCTCAATCTGCAAATGGAAATGGTGAAGTTGGAATAGGAAATTATAACTCTAATTTAAATAATGTGTTGTTTGCCTCTGGTGGAAATGGTGGAAATGCAGGACTTAGAGCCAACGCAAACGACCAAAATAATGGAGCAGGCATGAACACTGCCAACTCTGGAGGATCTGGAGGATCTGGCACAAGTATTACTCCTTCAAACACTTCACTACCAACACTTTCATCAGGCGGTGGAGGTGGAGGCGGAGGTGGTGGTGCATATGCAGACTTTAATAGCAGTGGTAGAAACGGAGCATCAGGCGGTGCAGGCTCTGGAAATGCAGGATCTGGCGGTGCTGGTGGAAATGGAAAAGGAACTTCACCCAGAACTTCTAATGTTGGAACTGGTGGAAATCCAGGGACACAGCCAAGCGGTGGTGGTGGAGGCGGCGGTGGCAGCGGGTTGGGTTATGTATCAGGTACCTATAGTTTAGACCCAAATCAGGCTGGTGGACTAGGCGCTTCAGGCAGAGTTATTGTTTATGGAAGATAAATAAGGAAACATCAATGATAAATAATTATGCATTTATAAAAAACAACAATGTTATAAACGTTGCAGTTTTTGAAGACCCAACTAATGAATTATTAGATCATTTTAAAAATGAATTTAAATTAGAAGAAATAGTTTTAGCAACAGACAAAGCAACAATTAATGGAACTTATGATGGATCAAAGTTTTGGTTTCCACAGCCATACCCATCATGGATTAAAAATGAAGAATTAAATGAGTGGCAGTCCCCAGTTCCATACCCTACAATTGAAGAGGGTAGCGATGAATCTTACGTCTGGGATGAAAATACAACATCTTGGCTCTTGCTTCCACCAGCATAATGGTGTATACTTTTAAGTAGGAAATATAAAATTCGGGGGAATTAAAAATGACAGTTATTAAATTTACAGATACAATGGGTGTTCCTGAAGAATACCGTCCAAAACCAGCAGATAGATCTGTACCTGATTGGTATAAAAATTTAGAGTCTTATCTTAGCGGTGTCAAACAGCCAGACGGTAATGGCGGTACAACTGGAACAGCAAAAAGATGTATGCCAATCTTTGATGCAATTTCAGGAGGGTATATATTAACAACATATGTAGATGTATGGGTAAAACAAGTTCCTCAAGTTCCAGAAGAAACTATCGTAGATGAAAATACAGATATGTCTATATTCCCAACACAACCATTTTATGAATGGCCTTCGTTTGGTCCAATTCAATTTCATCCAGTAGAGCAAATGCCAGTACATCCAAGTAAGGGTGCCCATAAGTTTTCATATCCAAAATGGATTAATCCTTGGGCAATTACAACACCACCAGGGTACTCAACATTATTTATTGCACCCATGCATAGAGAATCTATGTTTACCATTCTTCCTGGTATTGTAGATACCGATCAATATAAGGCTGCTGTTAATTTTCCATTTGTATTAAATGAGGCAGACAAGTTTGAGGGATTAATTCCTGCAGGTACCCCGATGGCTCAGGTTATTCCATTCAAGAGAGATTCTTGGGAAATGGAACTTGGAACAATTGAGGACTTCAACGAACAGGCCAGGGTAACGAGTAAACTACGTACTAAATTCTTTGATTCCTATAAAACACAGTATAGGCAACTAAAAGAATATAAGTAGTCTTGTGGTATAATTTCTATGAGGAGATAGCAGAAATAACTGCTATAATTTAAACTATGGCAATTACCTTTGATAATAGCGGCAAACCAACTTACATGTTCCAGGCTGGAGCAACTTCTACTGATGGTGTTTGGTATGCCGTTGGTGCCAAGATTGATACCGCCGCAGGATACGAATGGGCTGGCGCACAAACATTTTTAAATACTGTAACTACTG